TCAGACTGCTCTCACCAGCGCATTATACAACATCTCAATGAACTGTACCGCGCTTGGACACCCAGTCAGCGGATAGCCTGCCAGCTGCTGCACATACTCCGGGTTTGTGAGCCATGCACCTTTAGCTGCCCGGCGGACAGCGCTTTGAATCGCTTTTGGCTCACATTTTCTGCGGTCGGCGATAGGGGTATAGATATCTTTCTCCACGGCCTGCAGGCGGTCTTCCTGCTCACAGACCAGCTCAAGACACTGGCACAGGATACTGTAGGCGCTCAGATTGCGTGTGATGCCCATCGGGCGCAGCAAATCATTGACCTGAGTGGACAATTCGGAAACGATCATAGTTGACACATCCTTTCTATGCGTCAACTCTAACCGAAAAATACTTAAAATTTACCAATTACGTCGATATACGTCGTAAAGCGTCGAAACACGCCAAACAAAAACAGCCCCGAGGAACCGTCAGGCTCACCGGGGCTGTTGCTATACTATGATTTTGTTGGCGTTAACATTTTCGTGATGCCGCGAAAACATCACATATAGGTCTTTTGACTGCGCACCTGAGCTTCGATCATCGGCTTCAGGTAGCTGTCGAGGTCGCCGAAGGTCTCCTTGATGAACGTGATGGTCTCCTGCGTCAGGGCTTTCTTCGCTGCAGCCAGTGCGCGGTTGTAGGCAATGCGCTGCGCAGCCTCGTCGAACTTGTCCTGCTCCTTCAGGGCATCAACATAGGTCTGGTTGACGTACTGGACAGCGTTAAACACCGCGGTGGCGGCATTCTGGAGACAGGTCTGCGCAAACTTGTTGTTGATGTAACCGTTTGCAATGCTGACACCTTTGTTCAGGCCCCAGCCGAAAATGACGGTCATTGCGGGGATGCAGGCAGTGAGTGCGACTTTCAGAAATTCATTCATAAGAGCTTATCCTTTCTGCTCGGTTTCCGAGCGCTTCTTTAAAATGTCCACGGCCTTGGTGATCGCTTCCGGGATGGGCAGTCCCATCAAGCCCGCGTTTTCGATGATGGAAATGGTCTCGTTACAGATAAAGCCGATCACAACGGCATCCCTCACAAAGGTGGAACCCATCACGGCATCCAGCCTGCAGGCCACCAGCACGATCAGCAGCGTTTCGCCCTTGCGGCACAGGCCTTTCCACCCGGCGCGGGATTCCAGTGTGCCGTCTTTGCTCTTCGGGCTGGCGTGGAAAACCCCGGCGACCACAAGCCCCGTGATGTAATCGACTGCCATGAACAGGATCAGCGTCGAAAGTGCCGCATCCCATCCGCCGAATTGACTTGCGATCAGACTGCCGATTACTCCAACCATGGTGCAAACTCCATTCTTCACTACATCACCCATCTGCTTTTTACCTCCCGCACATCGACGTGGACAAAACCGTCCGCGTGGTATCGTCCAATGCCTCCCTTGCCGGGAAGCAGTGTTTCGACGTAGGCCGCCAGCGTGTCCACTGACACGCCAGCGATCCAGATGTCAGCCGCCTTGCCATAAAGGTGCTGGCTGTACTTGGCCGCCTTCTTCTGCTTGGCGTTGTGGCTGGCAGTGCGGAAAGCACTGTTGATGTTCACAGCCTTGCCGAAGTGATCCCGGATTTTTTGCAGTAGAGCCACAAGCTCGTCATCAATAAAGATTGGGTCGCTGCCGTCTTTGCACTTGAACTCCCGGACGTGGAAGTTCTTGCTCAGAGCCTTGCTCCCATCCTTCGCATAGGAATAGGCTTTAATCGCCATTGTTGTTTTCTCCTTTCTGGCTCAATGCCATTTGCAGCCGCTCGACCCACACTCAGCCACCAGCACTGCAAATTCGCCGCGCTCTGCGGTCGTGTCCGCACCACTGGTTTCCAGCCGGGTCATCAGCCTTTCGCACAAATCAGGCCAGCCCATCGGTTAGTCCCGCTCCTTCTGCTTTGCGGCCAGCAGGCCGGTCAGTTCCGTGTAGTGCCCATCGGTCAGCTTGCCAGCAGCGTAGAAGATATCGATCTTCTCAGCCAGACCGTCGATGGTGCCGCGCTGGATCATGCGCTTGCAGGTACGATACAGAACCATTTCAGATGATTTAGACATAATGTTTTTCCTCCCTATCAGGTGTTATCAGCGTTATCGGTGTCGTCCGTATCGGAGACACCCAGTTCCAACATGGTGATGCGATACTCCTGATCGACCACCATTTCGTCCGTGTCGCTCTGTGCAGCTTTCAGGGCCGTCACCGTTTCCGGCAGCTGTTCCAGCTCCTGCTGCTTCTTGGCTGCAGCTTCTTTTTCTGCCCGGGTGGGCAGGCTGCATTTTTTCCAGATAATCATGTGAATCCCTCCTTACTGGAATGCACCGGAAACAGAATCGATATAGCCGCCCTCGCCGCTTGCGCCGCGCTCCACGCTGATGCGGAAATTGAACGCCGCTCCGGCAGAAGCGGTTTGATTTTCAAAGACAATGTTCGTGCCCTTGCGGACTTCTGCCGTCACGTCCTGCCAGACCGGCGAATCATCCAGCGCGTTGTTGGTTGCTTCCGTCTTGAACGCGGCATCATTCGGGATGGATCCGGACACCTGCAAGATCGCCACAGTAATGTCACCATCCACGGCCAGCGGGGTGGTCAGGGTCACACTTGCACTGGTAACGCTCTTGGTGAACGTTGCGTTCAGGCTGGTGCTCTCCTTGCCATCGTTCGCGGTGATCTTAATGGTATGGGAGCCGTTCAGGATGCGCAGGAAGCCGTCGGCGGTGCTGGCCTGTTCAAAGGTCAGCGCAGTACCGCTTGCAAGGCCGGTGCGGGTGGCAGTGGTCTTTCCGTCCAGCTTTTCGGTGACAGTCAGCGTGTCGCCGTCGGCATCGGTAACGGTATAGGCGAAGCTGAAGGGTGCGTTCTTCTCTCCCAAACTCGTGGAGCTGGCGTTGATGGCCGGGGCCACATTGTATCTGACCGTGCGTATAGCGGACGTGGTGTAGCCAGACTCCAGGCCCTCGGTGTCGTATGCCTTGACCCGATACATCACGGTGGACCAGCCGTTGGTGATGGTGTCGGTGTAGGTCAGCGCGTTGCCCTTGTACACCTGCGTGTAGGCGGAGCCACCATCGGTGCTGCGCTCCAGAATGTAGCCGCTCAGGTTGCCATCGCTGTCACTGGCCGCAGTCCACGAGATCACCAGCGTGCTGCCGCCCTTGACATCCTTCGGCACCGCGATGGATGGCGGCGCAGACGGGGCGTTGTTGTTGACCACCGTTACCAGCGAACTGGTGCGCCAGCCAGACTCCAGGCCCTCGGTGTCGTATGCCTTGACGCGGTACATCACGGACGTGGTGCCGAAGGCGATGTTGTCCGTGGTGCTGGTGGCCGTACCCTGATAAATCTGACTCCACGACCAGCCGCCGTTGGTAGAACGCTCTACCTTGTAGCCGCTCAGGTTGCTCTCATCATCAGAGCTTTTTGCCCACGAGATCGAAATGTTCGTGCCGCCCATGATGGACGAAGGAACGGAAATGTTCCACGGAGTCGAGGGCGCGGTGTTAGTCGAGACCGTGCCATCGTCAGATACCAAGAGAGTAGAGGGCAATACAAAAGCGGGGCGGATGCCGTATGAGCTGGGGGAGAGGTAGTCGTCCAAGCCGCCATCGGAGCCGACGTACAGGGCGTAGTTGGAGTAGCCGCTGCAGCTCGGAGAGCGGAGCCACCAGAAGTCGGCAAAGCGGCCGAAATATGCGACACGCTTAGAATCCGAGCTATCGTCCGCACAACCCTTGAAATAGGCTAGCTCCGTGCCTTCACCGCTCGGCATATAGGCGTGGCTGAAACTCGTTTCGGCCGCACTGAGCAGGAAAATCTTCGCAGACAGGCCGTTCGAGCCGCTGGTAACGGTCTCGGACGAGCCGCTGCCTTTGCGGTACGGGAGTTTTACCTGCTTGATGGCTCTCTTGATGTTCGGCTCGAGAAGGTTTAGGAATGTGCTGTTCAGGTAGGAGTGGATGGTGCTGTTGGCGTAGTCGTTAGTGTTCGAGCTATTCCACTGGCGTTTTTCGTAGATGTCCTTCATCAGCAGCCAAGTACCGTTGCAGCTATCGTCATAGACGCTGGACGGCTTGCCCTGATGCACGATGATGAAATCTTTGGCCGCACCGTTGACTTTGATTTTGACGATGCTGCCAACGGCCTTTGCGCCTAATCTTACATTTGCCATAAAAATTCACCTCCTTACTCAAAATTCAATCCTTGACAGATCGGCGTTCCACACACCTGTCACGGTCAAGCCGTCCAGCGACTCAAAGGTGACGGAGAACGGATTTGCCGTTACGTCGGTCGCGATCTTCAATTGAAGGATATCGATATCCGCCTGCATCTTTGCAGCGGCGATGCGCAAGTCTTTGTGAGACTCCGGGGACAGGTCGTGCTCCTGAATCCGCTCTTCGACAAACAGCTGCAAGCTCTGCATCTCAGCGCTCAGATTGATCACGATCTCCGCATCCCGGGAGATCACGATCACCACAGTGAAAACGAACTCAAACTCCTGATCGGTGGAAGCCGCCGGGATCTCGACACCGCGGTCATCCTGCACGAGGAGCAGGAGCGTATCTTCTGCCGCCCCGGTCTGCCGCCCGAAGAGGGCAATCTGATGCAGGGTGTAGGTATCCTCCGCGCCGGTAATGCGAATCTTCACGCGGCGGGCAGCGCTGCCGTTTTCTTCAACAGACTTGATGCCCAGCAGCTCAAGCGCATGCCGCTCGCCGGTGACGTCGGTCTGCGCGTGGAGCACAGCGGCATTTGCAAGACCGCTTCCTCCGACAGCCTGCGTAATCGTGAGCTGCTTGCCCGATACGGCATCCATCAGCAGCTCAATGCCGGCATCGGTATAAGCCAGCGTTTCCCAACTCATTGCGTGTCCTCCTTTTTGATTTCAGGCATCCGCACCGATGCAAGGATGCTTGTGCCGCAGGGTGCGGCGGCAATGTAGGCATATGCTTCTACGGGGTCACAGAACAGATACATTCCGAACACGATATTCGCAGGCTTGATCTGGTTTACCATGTGGATCAGTTCTTCGCGGTGAAGCTTATCTTCAACGTGAGTGCCGATGGTCAGCAGGTAAGCCGGATAATCCACGCGGCATGTCCACCGGCCAACGCCCAGTAACGTGTCGAGCTGTTGGTACAGAAATGCAAGTGTAAAGGGTGGGCGGGTGCACAAACGCGACAGAATGCGCTGCCGTCGAAAACTCAGCGTTTCGGTCAAAGGCTTTGCCCGGATATGCAGGACTTGTTCCCATTTCTGCACAGAATCCACATCCATGGTCTGGACAAAAAAGTTCTTCCCGATGACCCGTACACTATCAGCTGTCCGGGAAAATTGTGCTTTTTCAGCGTCACAGACCTGCTGGTATTCCGCAATTTCCCGGTAAAAAGGCGGCAAAAGGGAATGCAGGTCATGGTTCAGGTCAAGTTCCATGTAGTTCCACCTTCCCCAGCACCGGAACCTGCTGCAAAGCACCGGTCTGCTGCAGCGCCATGTCCGCAGCAATCCCATTGAGCGTCAGAGCCGAAACATTGACGACCCCATCAAGAGAGATGAGCGCGGCAAGGACACGAGCAAGATACACCTCTGCCGAGTAGGCAATGGCCGTACTGCTGATATTGACATCCCAGTTTTTACGAATCTGCAGCAGGTAGTCACTGACAGCGTCCTGCGCAGGCTGCTGTACGGTTTCAAGTTCGTGTCCGGATGCAAGGGTCAGCGTGGCAGAAATGTCTACAGGCACTGTCTTCGGCGCTGTGACGGTCACCTGCGCACCGATGGGCGCAAGCCCAAGGCCAAGCCCCTGACCGGGCGGGGGATCGATGGCATTCTGTACCATCTGCACAAGATCACTGGACGCAGGAAGGAAGTCGGCTCCCAAGATGGAACAGCACACCGTGCCGCCGCCATCCCACACGGGGTAGACCTGCACAGCACCCACGCCGTCTATCGCTTCGATCTCCTCAACGTACTGTGCCACGTTTCCGCCAAAGCTGCGGCTGTTCAGACGTTCAATGATTCTCGCGCGGAAAGGCTCATCCTCTTCGGTGTTTTCACCAGGGATCAGCAGATCCGTCAGCTGAGCGCTGTTCAATCCTTCAATGGAATCGATCGGCAGGACAGGGCCGGAGTATCGGTTGCCGATATCACCGGCAGTCTCAGCCTGCAGACGGTAGGCGCTTCCCTCCGTAATGGTGGAGATGACCACAAAATTGATACTCTCAGTGCCATTGATCGTTGAAAATCGCGCACCGATCGGAACCTCACAGTCAAAGATGCCGACCTTTACAGCGGCGGAAGCCTGCTTGCGGGTGATACCGGCCAGCACTGCCAGAAGATCCAGCGAATCTCCGGAGGCTGTCTGGACGAACGCCTGTTTCTGCACAAGGTCGAGGCTCAGATAAAAGCCCTCAAGCACGTAGGCTGCCGGGCCGAGGGAAGTCTGGATAGGGCTGGTATCGCGCTTATCATAGGTATCCGGCACCAGTGAAAGCATGTAGTCGAGGATGTTTTTGTAGGTTGCATCTGAAAAGTTCTGCATCAGAATTTCACCTCCGTTCCGGTCTTAACATCGCCGTAGACTGTTTCGACGGTAAAACTCACCGTCAAATTCTGCCCGTCGATGCTGTATTCGTAGTTTTTTAACCCCGTGATGCGGTCGTCTGTCAGCAGAGCATCCTGCAGACGGCGCTGCAGTTCTGCGGCAACATAACCGGCATCCTGTCCGACCAGCTCATCCCATTGCATACCGCTTGCAGGCTGGTAGATCTGCCAGCGATAGCGCTCTACGTTCAGGATGATCTCCACTGCCTGCTTTACGGCATCATAGCCGTCGCATGTTCCGGCGATACGTCCAGCTGCACGGTCGATCTTCCATGTCAGGGAAGGCTGAGCGACAAACTCAACGCCGCCCGATAAATCGATGCTGTTTTCCGGCAATACGGCCATTTAATCACCACCTTCATATACACGAGATAACACGACGAACTTCTGGCCACGCTGCACACGCAGAAGAAGCACCTTGTCACCGGCTTTCAGGGCAGGGTTGAGGATGATATATTTCTTATCCTTGCTCAGTGAAAGGACTTTTCCATTCTCCCAGCCTTTGATGTCCTCGCTCTGTACAGAGCTGTCTGCGCCCCCTGAGAGCAGGGAATAACCAGTGTAAGGCTCCGATGGGCTGCCTGTGCTGCCGTGAACACCAGCGTGTATATGGGGCATGGCGTGCCGGTGTTTCAGCAGCGGGATCTTCTTTTCAATGACCGGCTCTGCAAGGTAGAGAATATCCTGCCGCAGTGTAGCCATTTCCGTGTTGATGGAGATTTCCAGCACATCATCATCGGGCGGGGCCTTTACCACGGTGCCGATCTGCAGATCGGTGGGCTGGTCAACGTCTCCGGCAACCCGGTTCAGCTGCAAAAGTGCTTCCACGATGTCCAAAAGATTTCCCTCCCTTACAGAGCTTTTGCTTCCAGTTCCATGGTGTGCAGATCGTTTTCCCACGTATGAGAGACCTTTTCCAGCATGACATACTTGCGGAACGGGTCGCCGTCAAGATCATTGATATTGACCAGAAGAAGCTGTCCCGCCCGCAGGCTATTGACACCCAGCGAGGTGAATTTGAGTTGCTGCAGAACGCGATTGTAATACTCCAGACTGACCTTTGCCTGCTCCTTGACCTGTGCGTCTGTGGCCGCTTCGTCCACCTTTTGATAGAGCTGCAGCAAGCCCCAGCGGGCAATGGTGTCCGAATCCTTTCGGATAAAAACATCGGACTTGCCGGTCTCCTTGTTCGGACGCACCAGCTTGATGCTGTTGTAGGTCTGGGAGTCAATGGACGTGTTGTAGCTGTAGTTGGTCATCAGGCTCTTTTCGCCGATGATGTAGTCGCTCTTCATATCAGCTGCAGAGCGCAGAGCAACACCATCTCCAGAATCGTAAAAAACAAAGACCGTGCCGGTATTCAGCAAGGTCTTCTGGATGGCAGTATTGATGATGTCGATGCAGCTTTTATCCTGCATTACGAGGGAGGGGAGTTTGTAGCCGGTATCGGCCAGCGTGCCCACATCTACCTGCAGGTCTTCACAGATCTGCTTGATAATGTCGGCGGCGCTCTGGGCATAAAATGTGTAGCTGTTATTTGCTTTCAGGTAGCGCAGCCGGTCATAGCAGACCACATCCACAGGCCCCCAACGGTCCTGCCCGCGGCTGAATACCCATCCATAAAACTGCAGTTCTCCATCTGCGGAAAACCGTACAACGTCGCCCTCTTCGATTTTGGATTGCGGCGTGCGCAGATAGGTGAAGGTAAGCTTGCCGGGATTCCCGGTGCGCTGGGTGATCCAGCTTGCGGTTGTTACGCTGTTAGTGAGGTTTAGCAGGTCTCCGGGCGTTTTGCGGCCCACGATCAGTTCATAGCTCACCGGTTCACCTCCGTGAGGTCAGAAGCGGACATCCAGCCGAATACCACCCCGGAAAGATCCTGCACGCAATACGGATGCGGGTTTGTGCGGGATACGATGCGCCGTACCTGCACCTGCTGGCCGCTGAGCGTGCCGGCAGGTGTTGGTGCAGTGCTGGTGCTGTAATATTTCCCGTTTGCCTTACGCTGGGCACCCACATAGAGTTTGCTGCTTTGGATGCTGCGTGCTGGAGTAAGGATCACTTTTACAGCACTGACAGTAGACGTTGCGACAGCAGCGGCAGAAAGCGCCCGCGTGACAGTGTTCAGCGCAGAGGATGCCGTAGTGGCTGCAGGCGAGAAGTTTCCGCTGCTGCCCTGCAGAACAGCCTTCTGCGGTGAAAAGTCCTTGTATTCAGTAATGGTCAGGTCAAAGTAAAAGTCGCCGGTCTCGCCGCCGCGCTCCTCGGTCTTGAAACTGGTAACAAGGCACTCAAAACCCATGCCGCCACCCAGAAACGGGGTGCCGTTCTCATAATAGCGCACCGGCGTATAGACGATGGGCCTTTTCTGATCCATTGCGCTCTTGAAAAACGTAATGTACACCGATGGCGGTAAAAACACGGCCGCGCTCATCCATGGGAGCCTGCGTCCGGGAAACAGACCGGAGATCGTTACCTTACGCAGCTTTGGCGTGCGCGGCTGCATGACAGGGCCAAGGCCAAGCACATTATACTCGCCATTGTCGGATTCTTTGGTCTCCGGAAGCTTTTCCGGGTTGATGGGCAGGGACAGCACGGTGCTGTCCCGTGAAAAATAAATGCGGTAAAGGCTCGGCATACATTCTCCTTAATTGACCGCAACGACACTGCCACTCTGCACGCGCTCCATAATGAGGTCGCCCAGAAGATCGGCAAGGCTCTGGCGGTCGGCTTCAGTGTTTCCGGTGTTCTGGCCTTGAACAGTAATGACCGGGGCCTGCGAGGTGAGGTTGATGTTGTTCACGAATTTAGGTTTTTATACAAGGGCATAATTATAAAACACAACAAAACCGAGCCAACCTACACTAAAACGTCGCTATTTCTTTGTGAAAAGCGACGTTTTTTTATGGCCCGGACTGAGAAAGGAGTGGTGGCAACCATATAATCTAAAAAAGAAAGGGGGAAGTTTTTTCGTTAGCCAGGCTGAGAGGTCTGGCTTTTTTTCATTTCCAAACAAGGAGGTTAGCGAATGGCAGATGACAAACTGAAAGCAGGCCCGGAGTCCCCTGGCGAGGGCTCTGTTGGGGATGCTCAAACTGTGACGAAGCCCCCTGTCCCGGAAACGGTAGAGGAGCCCGCAGCTGGCACCGGCCCGGTACGCCAGCCGGAACAGTCTGTTACCCCTGGAATGGGCGGGGATGTTCCAGCCCAGCCTGCGCCGCAGGTTGAAGCTGATAAGGTGGAAAAATCCCCCGACCAGGATAAAAAAGTGGAACCGGAGGAAAAGACGGCAAAACGCCGGGGCCGTCCCCCCAAGGAGCAGGATTCTCCCCAGGGGGACAAACCGGAAAAGGGGCCGGAGCCCCGCACAGGCCGCCCGGCAAAGGCTGACAAGGCGGCCCGTGGCAAGTCCCCGTCCCCAGCTCTGGACAAAGTGTCCAGAGGTAAGGAACAAGAGCTTACCCCCGCCCAGCGCGGAGGAAAAACACGCCGGGAACGCAATCAAAATGTGAAAGATTTTTTGGCGGGCAAGCGTGAAACTCCCTTTGCCGATGGTAAGCAGCCGCCTAAATCCACTAAGGGCGCCCCGGTCAAGGAGGCGGAGGCCCCCGCCCCGGAGATCAAGCTGCCGCCCACGCCGGAGGTGCCGCCCCGCCCGGTGGAGCAGGGAAAAATCGTCTATTTGAAGCTGTCAGAGCTTCATCCATTCCATACCTTGCGGGATCACCCCTTTAAGGTGCAGGACGATAAGGCGATGGACGATCTGGTGGGAACGATCAAGGAACACGGCATAATGACCCCCGCTACCGTCCGCCCGGAAAAGGACGGCAAGGGCTATGAGATCATCGCGGGCCACCGCCGCTGTCATGGTGGTGAACGGGCTGGACTGGATGAAATTCCCTGCATTGTCCGCGAGATGACCGATCTTGAGGCTGTCCGTGAAATGAAGAACAGCAACAAGCAGCGGGGCGACCCTCTCCCCAGCGAATTGGCAAAGCTCCTGGATTTGGAGCTGGAGGCCATCAAGCGCCAGGGGGCCCGGCCCAAAAATGACAAGGAGGCGGAGGCCCTGGGCAAGCTCTCGGTGGAGATCGTGGGCAAGGAGCACGATATGAACTATAAAAAGGTGCTCCGCTATGTTCGCCTTAACCATCTTGTCCCGGAGCTTCTGGAAAAGGTGGACGCAAAAAGCATGGGCTTTATGCCTGCTGTGGAGCTGTCGTATATCAAGCCGGAAAACCAGCGGCTGATCGCCGTGTCCATTGATGGGGAGCAGTCCTCCCCCTCGGTCAAACAGGCAAAACGGCTCCGGGAGCTTGACCAGGAGGGCCTGCTCAACGGCGATGTCATTGACGGTATTTTGAGCGAAGAAAAAAGGGAGGTTGACAACGTGATCATCAGTACCGACGAACTCAACAAGTATTTCGGCAAGGAGGTCACTCCTGCCAAAATGAAGGAGCAGATCATGGCCCTGCTGGACGAGTGGAAAGAGAAACAGCCGCCCGAACTGGCAAAGCCGGAGAAGAAAAACGAGCTCGACAAGTGACCGGGCCCCGCTTCTGGACACTTTGTCCAGAGGTACGCGCCCTGCGCTTGGGATGGGCTCTGCGGTGATATATCCCCCGTCGCCGGGGTTTATGCTGCACAGCCGGGAGTGGGCCGTCAAGGGGCGGAACGCCCGCCGCATTTTGCGGTGGCCTGCCCTTTACGGTCTGCCCCGGCTGTGCTATTTCCCCGGCAAGCGGCGGGGGTATATCCTCCAGAGCCGCCCCCTTTCCCTGGATAGGGAAAGGGCGGGGGGATAGGGTTGACCCCCTACCTATTATATATAGAAAAGAAACGGAGGTTTTGATTATGAAGCGACCCCTTGCGTATGTGACCGCCGCATGGCGCGGCGGCGAGTGCGAGGTCATGGAGCAGGCAGCTAAATACTGCCGCATTGTCTATGATGCGGGATATTCCCCCATCTGCCCTATGCTCTATCTGCCGCTGTTCCTCAATGACGCGGTGCCGGAGGAGCATAAAAGCGGTATTGATATGGGGCGCGACCTGCTCCGGCGCTCCCGCGTGCTGGTGGTATGCGGGAGCTATGTCGATGAAGCGGTAAAAAATGACATCGCTGTGGCCCAGCGGCTGGGGATCACCGCCACCACCCTGGACGGCATCCTCACCGTCAAGGGCCAGAGGAGGCGCTGATATGGCGTTCATTGAGGCGTATGTCACTAACCTGGGGAAATACAACGAGGGTGAGCTGGCAAGTGAGCCGTTGAAATTCCCCACGACTACCGAGGAAGTACAGGCGCTCCTTAAACGGATCGGCGTTGACAATATCCAGTATGAGGAGATTTTTATTGCCGACTATGGCGGCGATCTGCCGGAACTCAACGCCTGCCTGGGAGAATACGAAAGCATTGACGAGCTCAACCATCTGGCCTGCCTGCTCTCCGAGCTGGATAAAAGCGATTTGGAAAAGTTTGAGGCGGCTGTTGCCAGCGGCGAGCATACCTCCGGCGTGGGCGACCTCATCAATCTGGTGGAAAATCTGGATTGCTACGATTTCTATATCGGCGTGTCTGATGATGAAACCCTGGGCCGCATTTACGCGGAGGACATGGAACTAATCAACATTCCCGAAAACCTGCGGGATTATTTCGATTATGAGGCGTATGGCCGGGATATGCGGATCAATGAGGATGGCGGGTTTGTCAAAGGCGGTTTTTTCCTCCCCAACGGCAGCCAGTTTATTGAATACTACCACGGGCTGGAGGACATTCCAGACGATCACAAGGTTTTTGCTTATCCGCAGCTTTCCATCCGGGAGCAGATGGCGGCTTATAAAGAAGTCATTGACCGTTTTCCCCAGGCGGCGGAACGCCCCCGCCCGGAGCAAGGCCATACAGACCGATAGCGGCACTTCTGGACACATTGTCCAGAGGTGCTTTTTTCGTGTGGAAGGAGGGATAAGGGCTGATAGACGAGGACGTTTCCAGACGTACCATAGCAGTATCTATTAAGGCAAGCAAGCTCACGGCGCGGGGGCTTGCCTATGTTCTCCAGGCGGTAGGCCGGAAGATCGCCAAACACCACCGGGCCAAGCAGACGCCCCACGGCAGGCAGACGGTGGGGCAGCTCATGGGCCACGGGGCCGCCACCAACAGTATCGAGGTGGAGGCCCCGGCCCTCTTTGACCGGGTGGCCCGGAAATGGAATGTGGACTACGCCTTTTATCAAGTCGCGCCGGATAAGCACCTGCTGTTCTTCAAGGCGGGGCAGGCCGACGCGATCACAGCCTGTTTCTCCGAGTATTCCAAACGGCTGCTAAAGCGCACCAAATCCGCAAAAGCCCCCATCCGGGAGCAGATCAAGGAGGCCGCCGCAGAAGCGGCCCGCCAGCCCGCCCAAAAGCTGGAACGCGCAAAGGAGGCGGTGCATGAGGACAGGTAGCGTCAAAAAATATGTGATACCAAACATCCCCTATTTGTTTGTGTTGTGGGCCTGCCTAAAGCTGGGGACAGCCTACCGGCTGGCCGCTGGCGCGGATTTCCCCCATAAGCTCATGGGCCTGGGGCAGACGGTAGGCCCGGCCTTTGCCGACCTTGCGCCGGGGCTTGATCCCTTTGACTGGCTTGTTGGCATTGTGGGCGCGGTGGGCTTCCGGCTGCTGATCTACTTCAAGAGCAAGAACGCAAAGAAATTCCGGCGGGATGAGGAGTTCGGGAGCGCCCGTTGGGGCGGGCCTAAAGATATAGCCCCTTTCGTCGATCCCGTCTTTGAAAACAATGTCATCCTCACCGGGACGGAGCTTCTTACCATGAACACCCGCCCCAAAAATCCGGCCAACGCCCGCAACCTCAACGCCTGTGTGATCGGTTCGTCCGGCTCCGGCAAAACGCGGTTCTGGCTCACCCCGCAGCTTCTCCAGGCCAGCGCGAAGAAAAAGGGCGGGTGCAGCTTTGTGGTGGTCGATCCAAAGGGCGGGGTTCTCTCCCAGGTGGGGGCTTTCCTGCAACGGAGGGGGTATCGGATCAAGGTGTTCAATTCCATTGACTTCACAAAATCCATGCACTATAACCCCCTGTCGTATATCCGCAACGAGGCCGACATTCTAAAGTTTGTCGATACCCTCATCGCCAACACCAAAGGCGAGGGCAAGGAGGGTGATCCATTTTGGACAAAGGCGGAAACGCTTTTGTACTGCGCCCTTATCGCCTATATCATTTTCGAGGGCCCCGCCGAGGATCGGAATATGAATACCCTGGTGGATATGATCTCCGGCATGGAGGTGAAAGAGGACAACGAAAACTTTATGAACGCGGTGGACTATATGTTCAAGGGCCTGGAAAAGCGCAAGCCGGATTGCTTTGCGGTAAAGCAGTACAAAAAGTACAAATTAGCCAGCGGCAAAACGGCCAAGTCGATCCTTATCTCCTGCGGCTCCCGGCTGGCCCCCTTTGACATCCCCCAGCTTAGGGAGATCATGAGCTATGACGAGCTGGCCCTTGACCGTATCGGGGATCGGAAAACGGCGGTGTTCTTCACCATTTCCGACACCACGCCAACCTACAACTTCCTTGTGGCCCTGGCTTTTTCGCAGATGTTCAATCTGCTGTGCGAGAGGGCCGACAATGTTCATGGGGGCCGCCTGCCCCATCATGTGCGGGTGCTGTGGGACGAGGCGGCCAATACAGGGCAGGTGCCCAACCTGGAAAAGCTGGTGGCCGTCATCCGTTCCCGTGAAATATCGCTGACGCTCTTTTATCAGCAGATGGCGCAGTGCAAGGCCATTTATGACAAGCACGCGGAAACGATCATGGGAAATATGGACAGCGTGGTTTTCCTGGGCGGCAGGGAAAGCTCCACCATCAAGGAGATTTCGGAAAACTGGCTGGGGAAGTCCACCATCTATATGCAGACGGACGGGCGCTCCAAAGGGCAGTCGGAAAGCTACAACCAGAACACCCAGCGGCTTGGCCGGGAGCTGATGACACCCGCCGAGCTTGCCACCATGCCGGGGGATCGCTGTATTTTACAGCTTCGGGGCCTGCCCCCGTTCTATTCCCCAAAGTACGACTTGAAGCAGCACCCCAACTACAAATACACGGCTGAGGCCGATAAAGTGAAAAACGCCTTTTCCCTCGATCAGCTCATCAACCGCCGCAGGCGGCCTGGGCTCTCTGAGGCTTGCGAGGTGTACGAGGCAGACGGGACAGACACAGGGCCCATAGGCGAGGACGAGGACATCCTCAACTATGATGATGTGGATGACCCGGACGCCTATGTATAAATCCCACTTCTGGACAAAGTGTCCAGAGGTCGTAACCTGCCGCCAGAAATGGCGGCTTTTTTCATAGCCGGGTATTCCCCGGAGAAATGGAGGCTCTATGCAGTTTTTTTCTTCCGCGATTGATACTTTGCAGACCCTTGTTGTTGCTCTCGGCGCTGGTCTTGGCGTGTGGGGCGTGGTCAATCTGCTGGAGGGCTACGGCTCGGATAATCCTGGCTCAAAATCACAGGGCATGAAGCAGCTCATGGCTGGCGGCGGCATCATCCTGCTGGGCACCACCTTGATCCCCCTGCTGTCCGGGCTGTTTTAAGGTAGCGGCTTATGGATTTTCTCACCGACTGGCTCACGAACTGGCTCAAAGAGCTGCTGATTGGCGGGATCATGGGCAACCTGGAGGGGCTCACCGATTACGTCAACGCCCAGGTCGGGGAGATCGCGGTACAAGTGGGGACTACCCCGGCGGCCTGGAACGCCGGGGTTTTCTCCCTTATACGCCAGCTTTCCGAAACGGTGATCTTACCGATTGCCGGTCTGGTGCTGACCTTTGTTGCCACCTATGAGCTGATACAGATGCTTTTGGAAAAGAACAATATGCACGAGTTTGATGTGGCGAATATCTATAAATGGATGTTCAAAACGGCTTGTGCCATCCTCATCCTGTCCAACACCTTTAATATCGTGATGGCGGTGTTCGATGTGTCGCAGTCCGTGATCGCCCAGGCGGGCGGGCTCATCCAGGGCTCCACGGACATTACGCCGGATATGATGGCGGAGCTGGAAACCACCCTGGAGGGCATGGACTTGGGGCCGCTTCTCGGCCTGTGGCTCCAATCCTCTCTTATCGGTGTGACCATGTGGGCGCTGGGCATTGTCATTTTTGTGCTGGTCTATGGCAGGATGTTGGAAATCTATTTGCTGACCAGCTTGGCCCCCATCCCTATGGCTACCCTGGCCCACCGGGAGGTGGGGCAGACGGGCCAGAATTATCTGCGCTCCCTGTTCGCCGTGGGCTTTCAAGGGATGCTCATTCTGGTGTGCGTTGCCATCTATGCGGTGCTCGTCCAGGGGATCGTCACCAGCGGAGATCCCATTGGGGCGATTTGGGGCATTGTGGGCTATACGGTTTTGCTCTGCTTTATGCTGTTTAAGACGGGCGGCATCGCCCAGCGCATCTTCGGGGCGCATTGAGAGGAGGCGCTTCAATGGAAAAAACGACATTCGATACCTCTGGACAAAGTGTCCAGAAGTCCCCGGAGGGCCTGTTCCTGCAAGACGGCATCGCGGGGCTGCGCTCTCTGCCCCGTCATTCGGTGGATATGCTTTTGACCGATCCGCCCTATGGCACCACCCGGAACTTTTGGGATGTGCCGCTGCCCCTCCCGGAGCTGTGGGAGGCAGTGAAATGGGCCGTCAAGCCGGAGGGGGCGGTGCTGTTCTTCGCACAGTGCCCCTATGATAAGGTGCTGGGGGCTTCCAACCTCCCCATGCTCCGCTATGAATGGGTGTGGTACAAGAGCCGATGCACAGGTTTCCTCAACGCGAGGCGGGCCCCGCTGAAAAAGACGGAGAATATTCTGGTGTTCTATCAGAAACTTCCGCTTTATAACCCGCAGTTTGAACAAGGCAAGCCCTACAAGAAAATCGCGGGCAACCGTGGGGACAGCACCAACTACGGAAAATTCATCCGCTCCGGCAGCGGCTCGGAGGACGGCCTGCGCTTTCCCGGAAATGTGCTGGCCTTTCCCACCGTCCAGCGTACTATCCACCCCACGCAAAAGCCTGTGGAGCTGTGCGAGTATTTCATCAAGACCTATACCCGGCCCGGCGAGGTGGTGGCGGATATCTGCGCTGGCTCCGGCACAACGGCGGTGGCTGCCCTCAACACAGGCCGCCGCTTTATTTCTTTTGAAACCGTCCCGGCCTACTATGCCGCCGCCAGCGAGCGCATCCGTGCAGCGCGGGCGGCGGTGGAGGCTGGGGAGAAAGGAGTCTGACTATCGGACAGTATTCTATTATTTATGCCGATCCCCCCTGGCGCTACACAGCGAAAAAGGTACAGGGGGCGGCGGAAAACCATTATCCCACCATGGGGATCAACGAGCTATGCGCGTTGCCTGTGGCCGACCTTGCGGCCAAGGACAGCGCGCTTTTTTTGTGGGCCACATTCCCGCAGCTCCCGGAGGCCCTGCGGCTGATCCAGGCGTGGGGCTTCACTTATAAAAGCGTGGCTTTCGTCTGGCTCAAACAAAACCGCAAATCCCCCGGCTGGTTTTACGGCCTGGGCTTTTGGACGCGGGGCAACGCGGAGGTCTGCCTGCTGGCGACGCGGGGACACCCCAAACGGCAGGCGGCGAATGTCCATCAGTTTATCATTTCCCCTGTCCGGGAGCACAGCCGCAAGCCGGAGGAGGCCCGTGAAAAGATCGTGGCCCTTATGGGCGACTTGCCCAGGGTGGAGCTGTTCGCAAGACAGTCCCCGCCCGGCTGGGATGTGTGGGGGAACGAGGTGGAGCCCACGATCCCGGACTTCTGGACAAAGTGTCCAGAGGCAGCGGATCAAAAGGAGGGCTTGTGAGCGGGCTCACTTTGGGGAGCCTGTTTGACGGGATCGGGGTTTTCCCCCTGGCGGCATCGCGGTGCGGCATCCGCCCCCTGTGGGCAAGCGAGATCGAGGCCGCCCCGATCTCTATCACCCGGCGGCACTTCCCGGATATGGCCCACCTGGGGGACATCACCAAACTGGACGGCGGGGCCATCCCTCCCGTCCATGTGCTGACCTTTGGCTCCCCCTGTCAAAATCTTTCACAGATCGGCAGGCGCGAGGGACTGGACGGCGCCAAGTCCGGCCTGTTTTTTCACGCCATCCGTATCATTCAAGAAATGAGAAAGGCCACCAATGATCTATATCCAGTTATCTCTGTTTGGGAAAACGTCATGGGAGCGTTTTCTTCAAATGACCGGATGGACTTTAGAGCCGTCCTATCCGCTTTCACAGACACCGAAATTTCAATGCCTGCTTCGGGAAGATGGGCAAACGCCGGAATGGTGCGAGGGGGATGCCCCGATCTCGCATGGCGGCTCCTGGACGCCCAACACTGGGCAAGGCCCCGGCTGGCCCGACGACAGCGCGTCTTTCTTGTGGCAGACTTTGGAGGGCGGCGTGCTCCCGCAATATTGTTTAAGCCCCGCCCAATGCTCCCACTTCCTGCGCCTTGCACAGCGGGCGGGCTGCCCGCCCCCGGCGGAGATCGAGGCCCTGTTCTTGAAACAGGGGGGTGCGTACCCGTCACCAGACCCTTTCAAGGGTTCCGTATGCGGGGAGCCGCCAAGGAAGGGGAACAAACAGCGTTCCAAAACAGCTTCGGATTTCCAACTGACCCTTTTCCCACTCTGTTAGCCGGTACGGTAACACCGTTTGCTTTTTGGTACGAGGACGATCCGGCGGGCGGCTGTATTCGTTTCCCCACGGAGTTGGAATGTGAGCGGCTCATGGGCTTGCCGGAGGGGTGGACGAAGTACGGGGCCGATGGCAGGGAGATCAGCGCGTCCCAGCGGTACAAGGCCCTGGGCAACGCCATCGCCCTGCCCTGTGCGGAGTATATCATGGCGGGGATCGCGGAGGCCCTGCGCTAAAACTGCCCGGGCTTCTGGACAAAGTGTCCAGAGGTGGCCGGGCTGGAAAGGAAGTGAGCAAAATTCCCTATGTGAATGTTCCCAATGATCTGTCAAAGGTCAAGACCAAACTTGCCTTTAATCTGACGAAACGCCAGCTTGTGTGCTTCGGGATTGCGGCGGCGGTGGGCGTCCCGTCCTACCTGCTGGCCCGCAGCTCCATCGGCAACACCGGGGCCATGTTCCTTATGATGGCGGTGGCGCTCCCGGCGTTTCTGCTGGCGATGTATGAGAAAGACGGGCTCCCGCTGGAAAAGGTGGTGCGAAACATCATCCGGGCCCGTTTCCTGCGGCCTGGGGTGAGGCCCTACCGAACAGAAAACATTTACGCCCCGTTCACCCAGCAGGGTGCTGTGGGAAAGGAGGATGCGATTGCAGAAAGCAAAAAATCAAAAGCGCGGCCCCGGAAAGGCCGCTGACCGGAAAGCTGCGTTGTCTGCCCAGCAGACGATCCCTTATCTGGTGATGCACCCGGACGGGGTGTGCCAGCTCCCCGGCGGGCTCTATACAAAGACGGTGGAGTATGAGGACATCAACTATTCCGTGGCAAGCACCGAGGATCAGACGGCGATTTTCGGCGGCTGGAGTTCGTTCCTCAACTACTTTGACACCTCTTTGCCGTTCCAGCTCTCCTTTATCAACCGCCGCTCCCGATCCCGGAACAAATACCGGGTGAACATCCCCCAGGTCCAGGATGACTTCAACAGCGTCCGGGCTGAATTTACCGGGATGTTAAAAAACCAGATCGCCCGGTCAAACAACGGGATCGAGCGGTCAAAATATATCACCTTTGGGCTTCCCGCCGATGGGATCGGGGAGGCCCGGCCCCGGCTGGAGCGTGTGGAGGCCGATGTGACAGGCAACCTCAAACGGCTGGGGGTGCCCTCGGAGCCCCTGGACGGGCGGGCGCGGCTGGCCCTGCTCCACAGCCAGATGCATCCCGGCAGCCGGGAGCCGTTCCGCTTCTCCTGGCAGGACATTCCCAAAACAGGGCTGGGCACCAAGGACTATATCGCCCCGGACAGCTTCGACTTTCGGCAGTCCCGCCTGTTCCGAGTGGGCCAGTATTGGGGGGCGGCTTCCTATTTGCAGATCATGGCTTCGGAGCTCTCCGACAAGCTCCTGGCGGAAATCCTGGAGCTGGACGCGGAGCTGACCGTGACCATGCACATCCAGACGGTGGATCAGCTCAAGGCCATTAAAACGGTAAAAGGCAAGCTGTCCGACATTGGAAAAATGAAGGTGGAGGAACAGCGCAAGGCGGTGCGGGCCGGGTATGATCCCGACATCCTGCCCCCCGACCTCATTACCTTTTCCAAAGACGCGGCGGAGCTGCTGGCCGACCTGCAATCCCGCAACGAGCGGATGTTCCTCTTAACCTTTACGGTGGTGAATATCGCCCCCACCCGCCAGCGGCTGGAAAATGATATTTTCACGGTGGGCGGCATCGCGCAGAAATACAACTGTGCCCTAAAGCGTCTGGACTGGCAGCAGGAGCAGGGCTTTGTGTCCTCTCTGGCCCTGGGCTATAACGAGGTGGAGATCCAGCGGGGAATGACCACCAGTTCCACGGCGATTTTCATTCCCTTTATGACGCGGGAGCTGCGGATGGCGGGGCCCTCCCTCTACTACGGGATGAACGCCCTTTCCCACAATGTCATCATGGCTGACCGCAAAAAGCTGAAATCGGCCAACGGCCTGTACCTGGGCTCTACTGGATCGGGAAAATCCTTTGCGGCAAAGAGGGAGCTCCTAAACGTGTTCCTCACCATCCCCCAGGACAGAATTTTGATCGTCGATCCAATGGGCGAGTATGCCCCGCTGGTGCGGCGGCTGGGCGGGCAGGTCATTGAGATCGCCCCCGGTTCTCCCAACCATATCAACCCTATGGACATCCGGCTGGATATAGACGAGGACGAGAGCCCGCTTTCCATGAAAGCGGATTTTTTGTTGTCCCTGTGCGAGCTGGTGGTGGGCGGCAAGGATGGTTTGCAGCCTATCGAAAAGACGGTGATCGACCGCTGTGTGCGGCTCATCTACCGGGATATGGCCCTGGGGATCGGGGACGGCAAGCCGCCCTTGCTCCAGGACTTGTATGAGGAGCTTCTGAAACAGCCGGAGCCGGAGGCACGGCGGGTGGCAACCGCCCTGGAGCTCTACTGCACCGGCTCCCTCAACCTGTTCAACCATCCTACCAATGTGGACTTGACCGCCCGCGTGGTGTGCATCGTCCTCAAAGGGCTGGGGGAAAACCTGCGGAAGATCGCCATGCACATCACCAACGATTTTGTCACTTCGGCGGTCAACGTGAATTTCCACAACGGTATTTCTACCTGGTGCTACTTTGACGAGTTTCACATTTTGCTCCGGGACGCCCTCACCGCCAGCTACTTTGTGGCCGTGTGGAAGATGCTCCGCAAAAAGGGCTGCGTCCCCAGCGCACTTACGCAGAATGTGAAAGACCTGTTAGCCAGCCGGGAGATCGAGGCCATTTTGGACAACACCGACTTTATGATCCTGTTGGCCCAGGCCCAAAGTGACCGGGCGATCCTGGCAAAGCAGCTCGGCATTTCCGAGCACCAGCTTTCCTACATCACCCACTCCAATTCCGGCGAGGGCCTGCTGTTCTATGGGGATGTGACCATCCCCTTTGTTGACCGTTTCCCCAAGGGGGAGATCTATAACCTGCTCACCACCCGCCCGGAGGATTTGAAGAATGAAGCGAAAACCGAATAGGCCAAAACAAGAGCCAAGGGAACGCCCCTGCTCCTGGGAGAGCGCCGCCGATCCTGGCGGGGCCGCTGGGGGCGGCTCCCCAGGTGATGCTGAGGCTGCGGACAGCGGCACTTCTGGACAAAGTGTCCAGAAGTCAAAATTCCGGCAAAAGAGCCAGCAGGAACAGGCCGCCGCGTCCAAGCTCCGTATGGAAAAGCGCGGAGAAAAGCTGGAAGCAGCCAAAGATAAGCTGGCAAAGCAGAAGCCGCCCAAAAAGCCCGGCCCGGTGAGGCGGGTGGGCCGGGCCGCTGGCGGCACCGTTCACGGCTTCGTGCATGGCAAGCTCTTTGAGGTGGAACAGGAGAATGTGGGCACCGAGGGGGCCCACCGTTCCGAGCTGGCGGGTGAAACCGCCCTGCGGCATGGCTCCCGCTTCGTCAAGAAGAAAATCCGGGAACACCCGGCAAAGGCTGTCCAGCGGGCGGAGTCCAAATATATCAAGGCTACGGCGGATCATCAGTTCCGCGTGGCCGCCCAGGAGCACCCGGAGCTGGAGAAAAATGCCTGGAAACGGTTTTGGCAGAAACGGCAATACCGCAGACAGGCACGGCAGACCGCCAGGGCTGGGGCGGCAAAGGCAGCAAAACAGACTGCCGCCGCCACGGAAAAAGCCGGGGCAAAAGCGGCGGGCTTCATCAAGCGGCATCCCGTGGGGGTTCTCCTGGCCCTGGCCTGTGTGCTCCTGCTCTTTATCATGCAGTCCTGTTCGTCCTCCCTGGTGATGCTGGGCAACTCCGGCGCGGGGGCCGTGGGCGCTACCACCTATCCCTCAAAGGACGAGGATATTTTGGGGGCCGAGGCCGCCTATGTGGATATGGAGGCGGAGCTGCAAAACTACCTGGACACCTACGAAAGCACCCATGACTATGACGAATACCATTTTGACCTGGACGGGATCGAACACGATCCCTATGTGCTCATCTCCATCCTCTCTGTGCTTCACGAGGGGGAATGGACGCTTGCCCAGGTACAGGGCACCCTGGAAACGCTTTTTGGCCGCCAATACATTCTCACCGAGGATGTGGTGGTGGAGGTGCGCTACCGGACGGAAACCCGCACAGACAGCGAGGGCAACGATTATGAGGTGGAAGTCCCGTATAACTGGTATATCTGCTATGTGACGCTGGAAAACAAAAACCTTTCCCATCTCCCCCTGGAGCTTATGGGCGAGGAGGAGCTGGCCCGGTATGCCCTCTATATGTCCAGCCTGGGCAACCGGCCCGACCTGTTCCCGGAGTCCGGGTATGTGGACAAATACACGAAACCGCCCGCCGACTACGATGTGCCGGAGGAATATCTGGACGATGAAACCTTTGCGGCTATCTTGGGCGAGGCGGAAAAGTACCTGGGTTATCCCTATGTGTGGGGCGGCAGCTCCCCAGCCACTTCCTTTGACTGCTCCGGCTTCGTGTCCTGGGTGATCAATCACTCCGGCTGGGATGTGGGCCGCCTGGGGGCCCAGGGGCTTTACAACATCTGCACCCCCACCAGCGCGCCCCGCCCCGGCGATCTGGTCTTTTTTGAGGGCACCTATGATACAAGCGGCGTTTCCCACTGTGGTATCTATGTGGGGGACGGGATGATGATCCACTGTGGCGATCCCATCAGCTACGCGAATTTGAATACAAGCTACTGGCAGTCCCATTTCTACGCCTACGGGCGTTTACCATGACAAGGAGGTTATGTATGGCGGCAAGCAAAAGCCAAAAAATCCAGGCCGAGATTGAAAAGGTCAAGGCCAAAATCAACGAGCAGCAGGCCCGGCTCAAGGAGCTGGAAAAAAACAAGCTGGAGGCCGAAAACAGCGAGATCGTGGACATTGTGCGGGGCCTGAGCATTTCCCTGGAGGAACTGCCCCTGGTGCTTCAGCAGCTCCGGGAGGGCACCTCTGGACAAAGTGTCCAGAAGTCGGGGCCTGTGGAAAAGGAGGAAAATTGAATATGAAACGGTGGAAGTCTTTGACGGCGGCGCTCTGCGCCGCTGTTCTTTTATGCGGCTTTAGCGTCCCGGCCTATGCCTATGCAGATGGCGGGGCGGGCTCTGATTACGGCGATCCCACAATGGAAACCCCGGCCCCGGAGCCGGAGCCTACCATAGAGCCCGGCCAGGGCTTTTCGGAGGAGGGCGGCTTTGTGACCCGCGACCTGCTCTATGACGAAAACACCAACAAGCAGTTTATCACCGTCCAGACCAGCGGCGGGGCTACATTTTATTTCGTCATTGACTACGACAAGCCCGTGGACGAGGAGGGCGAACAGTACGAAACCTATTTTCTGAATGTGGTGGACGAAGCCGACCTGCTGGCCGCAGCCGAGGCCGCTGGCGTGGAACAGGCGGTGTGCGCCTGCTCTGAAAAATGCGTGGTGGGGGCCGTCAATACAGAGTGCGCTGTCTGCTCTGTCAATATGGGAAAATGCGTAGGCGCTGCCCCGGAGCCTGCGGAAACCGAGGAACCTGCGGAGGAGCCGGAAACAGGCGGCAGCATGGGGACGCTCCTGCTCATCCTGGCGGTGGCCGGGATCGGCGGCGGGGCCGCGTTCTATTTCAAGGTGATCCGGCCCAAACAGCAGCAGGCCGCCGAGCCAGAGGAGGACTACGGCGAAGAGGACTATGAGGACGACGGCCCGCCCTGGGACGAGGACGAAAACAGCGAGGAGGATGAGGAATGAACTTTACCAATAACCCCTATGAAAAAATGATGAAACAGAAGCCCCGGCCCCTGGCCCCCTCCATCCCCAAAGCGCCCAAAGGCTCCCAGTGTTCCGGGTGCCCCTACTGGCGGGGGATCGGCTGTGTGTCCTGTTACCGGGAGCTTTTGAAAACCCCTGCCGGGAGGTGATGGGGTGGCCCGTGAACTGACCCGCGAGGAAAAAAGGAAAATCCGCGCCCTGGTGGTGAAGTGGTGCGCCAACTATGACAAGGAATATGGATGCCTGCCCCTGGAGTGCGAATGTTATATGTTCGGCAAATGCTGGACGGGGGCCTATTGCCGTTATTTCCGGGAGGCTGTCCTGCCCCTTGATCCGGCGCTGGAGGCGGCGCTCTTGACCGAGGGCCCGCCCCCGGTTTTCAAGCCCTGCCCCATCTGCGGCGGGGCTGTCCCCGTGGATGGGCGCATGGCCTACTGCTCCGAGGCTTGCGCCCGGATCACCCTGCGGCGGCAAAAGCGGGAGTATATGCGGAAAAAGCGGAGGTGATGTGTGGAAAATTAGGCCCCGGAAAACCCGCTGATTACAAGGCTTTCCGGGGCCGGTTTGGGGGCAGGCTATATGTTTCTATGGCCTGCCCCCATTTTAGCAAAATGCTTTCCACATCCCCGCGCTGTCACTTCTGGACACTTTGTCCAGAGGTGGCGGCTTATCTCAACAAATCCAGGAGGTGCTGTATATGGAGCGAAATGCCGGATATGAAATCAAGCGGCTTTTACTTTACGATGATAACAAGGGCTTTGCCCTGGGGGAAAATCTGCGGGCCCCCGATCCCTATGTGACCTGGAAAGTCACCGAGGAGCAGGGCCGCCGTTCTTTTGACTGGGGGCATTATTTCACGACAGAACGGGCGGCGGTCAAAGATTTTCTGAAACGGGCGGGTGACTATGAAAAGGAAAACTCCGTTTTCCTGGCGTCGGAAGGCCCCCAGCCAGACAGCTTCAAATACTATTCCACCCAACGGCCCATTGACATCGGCACGTTCCCAAAAGGCGGCGGCAACGATCCCATCCGTTTCCAGAACTATGATAAACGGCTTCCGGTGGAGGGCGGCGCGTTCCTGGCCTGGGGCGAGCTGGAATACGGAAAACAGTTGACGGATGATGAACTGTTCTGCTATGAGCTGCGGCCCTCACGGGATAACCCCGATGTGTGGCGGCGTATGGATGCGCTGGCCCAGGCGGTGGGGCCGTGGGAGGATATGCGCCAGCTCCCGGAGGGGCGCAGGCTTACAGAATGGAGCGCCGAGGCGGACGCTTATGTGCCAACGGCAAAGGCTACCGTGGAAAAGCTGATGGAATGTACGGAAAACATCCGGGTGCGGCGGGCGCTTCTGACTGGCGACAGGCAGCCCTCAATCCGTGACCAGCTCAAGGCCGCCCAGCGGGAGGCCCTGGAGCACCAGGGGCCGGAGGCCCCAAAAAAGAAAGCCCCCGACAGGGGCGAGCGTTAG